TTTATAAATTATTTCAGAGCCATTACTTACGTTTAGTATATAAAACTGCCCTTCTACTAAAGTTCCAAATACTGAGGCAAACTGTAAGAAGTTTCCATTTATAGAAGATGCGCTAACTACACTTACGGGTGTGTTTGTACTTTCACTAGTAATTGTAACTGTTAAATCGCCTACTGTAAAAACCCTAGGTATTACGTTAAAAGTTTTATTTCCGCTTGTTTGTATTACTTGCATATTAATATATAAAGAAAACTAAATAATTTTGTATTGTATATAAATAAAAAAAGGGTTATCCGTTAAGATAACCCCCTTTTAAACAATTAAATCAATCCTTATGCTGTTGGGTCAATTTGAACCGCTGAAGCATCAGCTGTAATCACTGCTGGCGTTACAAAGTAAGGCGGTGCAGTTTCTTGAGCGTTAACCGTTAACGTGTAACCAGTTAAGTCTCCCATTGCTGCTCCTGTTACAATAGTTCCTCCGTTTACATCACCACCATTTTCTAGACCTACTAAGAAATAATTCCCATTATAGTCTTCCACGCATACGTGAGGACGTGCGTGAGCTATTAATTTCAATTCTTCTTGTGTAGCTTTATCTTGAAATGTTAAAGTCATATTTAGTGTACTATCATAAAAAGTAGTACCATTTTCCCTAGAGCTATTGATAGCCGTTTCCATAGAAGAACTACCTTTTACGTCAAACTGAAACCAAGTTGGAGTTCCTGCCAATGCTGTTATTTCGCCAGCTACGATTGTTGCGTCTCCTAAAGTTCCAAAATCTGCAAAGTAAATAGTTTTAATACCACCTACTGCCGACTTGCAAGGCACTTTACGACCGCTTGTTATTAGACAACCCATAATTTTATAGTTTTTTTAAATAAAAAAGGGTAGGCAGAACCCACCCCTTTTTAAAATTAATTAATTAGTTATTAAGAATAAAGTACGATATCAGTTATTTCACCATACTGAACCCCTGCTGTAAACCTCATTACCACTCGAATGTTTTGGCTTCCATCAGTTTCTCCCATATCAATAACTCTCACTTCGTTTTGGTCAGATAACAGTCCAGTTCCAAAGAATAAGTTTGACTTCTCAGCAGCTATCATAGTTCCAGAAGCTAATCCTTTTGAAACTACTAATTGAATTCCATCAAAGAATAAAGAACTTAACACTTGGTTTGTTCCTTTATTGTCAAAACCATTTGCACCAACCCCAGCAGCAGCAAAACCGCCTAAAGCTCTTGTGTAAGCACGTGCAATATCTGAAGCTACATAAATTCTTAAATCTTCATTACCGTAAACAGTTGTAGGAATTGCATCAGCCACACGTCCAAGTTCAGCGATAATTGTAGCTGGGTCAACAGCTGCCTTAGCTAAGTCTTGTGCTGCTGGTAAAGCAGCGTCAGCAGCGATTTTTACGGCTAGACCGTCAAATTCACCAGCGTTTGCATTAACACCTTGCCAAATATTTTTTTCTGTTTTGTCAGCTACTTTGCCAGCAACGTGAGCTAAAACGAAATCAGTAAAAGAAGCAGGAGCATCGGCAAATGCAGAATATCCCATTTCTAAAGCCTGCCAAGATTGGTGAAGCTCTTTTTTACATAATTGTAGATTTACTTGGAACTCTTCAGCTACAAGAACCTGCTCTGTTAAGGTTAAAGTACCTTGATTTGTTACAAAATCACAAGACGCATCTTTTACGATGTTATCAGTACTTGCCTTTTGTATTACAGATTTATACCTTACATTAGGTAGAATTGTAATCTCGTTGTTTGCTAAGGTGTCTCCGCTCAATAACGCTGCTGCGATATATTTTCCTGAAAATTCACCAGCATAACTAGTTGTAATTGCTAAACTCATTTTTATTTATTTTTAGTTGTTATTTATTAAAATTTGATAATACCCTGTCCATTGTGTTAAGCTTCCTGTTAGCACCTATCTTAAACTTAGATAATGTTTTGAATGATTCTGGATTCGATACAATAGGCTCTGCGCTTGGCTCGTTTAATTCTGCTTGAACTTCAACTGGAATTTCTTGTGATAATTCAACAGTTAATTTGTTTCCAGCTTCAATAGCAGATAATTCTTCTTTTAAACCTTCTTTAGATTTAATGTCCGCAATAGCGTCTTCTAGGTTTTGGATTCTTCCCATCATATCTCTAATAAGGTCGTCTTCTTCTGCTAGCTCCTCTTCTACTTCTTCACCTTCTTCAGTTTCAACAGCTGGCACTTCGTCAGATACTTCTCTAACATCAGCAATAACCCCTTCTTCTTCAACTACCAAAAGTCGAGTATCTTCTAGGATATACTCACCAACTGGTAAAGCTATTTTTTCGTCATCACTAACTATAAAAACTTCTTTGCCTTCTTCAAAGCTTTCTGCTTCTATAACTGTGCCGTTCTCCAGCTTAGTTTGTTCTAGCTTAACTTCTTCGTTAAGGTTAAGAACGTCTTTGATTTTTTCAATCACATTGTTTGACTTCATATTAATATATAATTTAGTTAAATTTATTTTGCATTTTTAAATTGATTTTGCTTCCTTTTCATATTTCTGAGCTAGTTTAGCATATTCTTTAAACACATCACTTGCATTAGAATAATCAATTTGTATCTCCGCATTAAACCCCAACTCTTTTGCTTCTTTTTCAAACATTTTTAAATCTCTTATAATATCATCTGCAATACTATCTCCAACTTCCGACCATTTAAACAATGCTTTTTGTATTTCGCTTAATTCTTGCTTAATTCTATTTGCTTTTTTTAACAATCCTTCTCCTTCTCCTTTATATTTAGAAATTCCTTTTGCATAAGACCTTAAATTATCTACCAAACCTAAGTCAACTTTTTGAACCGATAACTCTTCATTGTTTATGTGTTTTAAAACTGTTTTAATTGTACTCATTTTTATATATATTTATTAGTTACTAGTTTTTCCAATACCCTGATTTATTATACCGCCCTTACAGCATTTTGTTGAATAAGTGTCCCTGTCTTTGCACAAGCATCCTTTGCGTCCGCTCTTTGGACTTGTGCGACTTGGCGTTTCGTTTTTATTGTTATTTGCCATCGTGTTCTTTTATAATATCAATTATTTGTTGAACCATTAAATCCTCTTTAGACAAGTCTTCTTTAACTTCTTCTTTTGGACGTTCCATTTTATCCGCGAAAAACCCTTCTATGCTGAAACCTTTTACTTTGCCAGTCTTTACGAACTCATTCCAGATTTTATCGTTGTTTACTTTAACGCTACCAACCCAAGTTCCTAAAGGTAAATCCATTCCGTACTTAACGCTCTTGTCGTGTACCTTGTCTTCTACTAGCCAGCTTTCAACTAAAGTTAACCCCTCAATTTTATATTGGTGTTCTAGCGTTGAATTGTTTTGGTTTCCCTGCATTAAATACATTTGAGAGGCTTTTAAGACAGTTTCTTTTGAAAAATATATATAATACTCATCATCACCGCTACGTCTGTATATAGGCTTATTAGGTATCAATAAAGCACCCATTAGGATTCTACGCTCTTTGTCAACCTCTGCAAGTTTAAACTCTTGACTTTTTAAAGCTACGAAATCTTCTTCAATTGCTGGATTTTCAACTACGCTTATAGCTTCAATCCCTATTTCTTGATTTTCGTCTAGTATTAATTCAACTATCTTCATAATTATATATAAAAGTTTTTTATTTATTTTGTTTTTTATCCTATTGTAGCACCTTCAACAATATTATTTTGTAGACTTTGTGCCGAAGTCACATCGTTAGCGACTACATAAGCTTGGACGGGCTGTTGTGTTTGGTCTCCTATTGCTCCTGCTAGTTGGCTTGTTTCACTTGCTCCGACTATATTAAAACTCGGAGGGGCTGGAGCAGCACTTGGAGCAGATGGGGTTGCACCACCTCCACCACCTCCACCACCTCCACCAGGAACTTTGGTTTTTTTAATAGCTTTTATTTGTTTTAAACCGCCTGCAACCGCTGCTCCAGCTGCTGCAAAACCTAAAGCGGGTCCCACAAAAGGAATAGGAGCTAAAGAAGCATAACTAGCAGTTGCACCTTGATAGGTACTTATTAAAGCCTGTGATATTGCTAAAGCCTTCCCTGCCTTTGTTTCTTTACCAGCTATTTCAGATAAAGAACCTAAAGCGTTTCCAACTTGGGACAAATTAGCTTTTTTGGCGTCTGCCTCACCCTTTGAAATTTTAATACTTGCTTCGGATATTTCTTTTTCTCTGGCTATTCCAGTCTGTCTAGATTGTTCTGTAAATTCATCTAAAGCAATTTGAGCGTCTACTTTAGCTTGTGTTTCTGCATTAGCATTTTCTACAATAGCTTCAAGTCTAATTGTTTCCTGTTCAGCTTCTAGTAAATCAATTTCTTTTAATGCTTCTAACCTTGCAAGTTCATCTTCTATTTGCTCAGCGTTAAACCTTTTACGCTCTATTGATAACCTGCTTTCACTTTCTCCCTTAGAATTTGTAAGCTCTATTTGTTCCCTATCAAGCGCTAAGTCGTTTGCTTTTTGCTCAGACCTAAAACCTTCTATTTGAGCTAAAACCCCTAAGCGGTTCGCAAGTGCGTCTGTTACTGCTACCTGATTTTCAATAGAATTGTTTTTAGCTGCTTCAGCTTGTGCGGACGCTAACTGTGCATTTGCAGTTGCAAGCATTGCTTTTTCTTGACTCTCTAAAACTTCTAATAAGTCATCGTTAGCTTTTTTACGTTCTGTAATTGAGTTTCTTTCTTCGTCTCTTATTTGCCTTAGTTGCTCCGCTTGTCTATCGTATTTTTCAACTAGTAAAGTTTGCTGTGCTGCTGCAAGTTGTGCTGTATTTGCTAGGTTTACGTTTTCCTTTGCAGCGTTTAAAGTCTCAGTTGCATAGTCTTTAATTGACTCCGTTGTTTTTTCTATAAATTCTTTACCTTTATCAAAAGAATCATTAACGCCAGTTAATACGTCTAAACTTTCTTTACCAGCGTTTTTAACATCATCTAAAGCCCCTGCAAAATCACCGCTAAATACTTTTTTTACGGCACTAGCTAAATAACCTAAAGTGTCTAAATAACTATCAAACCTTTCTTGAATATTTTCTTTAAATGCCTTTGCAAAACCTTTTAAAGATTCTAAAGGGTTTTTAAATATAGCTTCAAAGAATTTAATAATACCACTTGTATTTTTAACTGCAAAGTTTACAAAATCATTAAAAGCAATACTGACCGCTTCAAAAGCTGTATTAAATAAATCCGCCACTTTTTGGTTTTGACTAAAAACCTCCCCTAGCTTTGCTAAAGCAGATATGACGATTCCAATACCAGCAGCCTTAATAGCAACCCCCAAGCCTTTAAACCCTTTAGAAATACCCCCAACGCCTTTCTCAGCACCTTTGCTAGCTGCTCCAATGTTATTAATACTTTTTAACGCATCTCTGTCTTCAACGTTAATATTAATAGTTTTTTCTATTGCCATTTCATTTCTTGTTTAAGTGCTTTGTAACCCTCTTTTAAAGTTGTAGGTAGTTTGTATTTACCTTGTGCTATTTTAATATTCTCAGTGTCTCCATTAACATATTGTAGACTGTCTATTATTAGTTTTATCATAGTGTAGTAACTGTTTCGCCTACTCCAAAAGAATAAGCTGTTATTGAATTTTTTAAATACCTTACTTTTACCTCAATTGAATAACTTGTCTTTGATGGTAAAGAAAATAAAGTAGTTCCACTAACATCATAGCCACTATTAAAAGTTTGATTACCGTTTACATAAAGACTATAACCGTCTATATCATTTGCGACTGGGTCAGATAAAGGTGTCCAGCTTATACTTATTGTTGAGGCTGTTGTTGTTATATCAACGCTAGCTAGTCTACCTAAAAATGCTGCTTCAGAGTTTTCTATTTGACTAACGTATTCTCGTTTATTGTAAAGCTCTAAGTCTGTTTTATTAGTTAATAGATTTGTTTTAACAGAATTTATTCTATATGGTTTATTGTTTATTACAAAAGTGTCATTCATTTGATACTTAGTAATAATACTTAAAGGCAAATAAGCAGATACTTTAAAAAGCCTAGCGTTGATATTAAATACTGATTCTGTATAGTCTAAATATCCTTCTTGAAATAGATTACTTGTGTTATCTGAAGTTCCGCTCCACTCATCCGCTTCAATACCAAAGTTTATAGAAGATTTTATTTGTAGTGCTGGTGCTGCTGGTAGTGGAAAAAAATTTGTAGGTTTATTATAAAAATCTGGGGTTAATGTACCTATAAGGGTAGAAACGTCTATCATAAACATTTCGTTATTTGTATTTGCTTGAAGCTCTGGAATAAATAATAAAGGCGCTCCAATTGTTGGCTCAAATTTTTTATTAAGCATAGCCCCCTGCTGAATGTAAGACAAGTTCGCGGTTGAATTATTTGTAATCCTTTCGTACATCATTTTTTCAAAAGGTATTTCTACTTTATAAACCCCACCATCAAACTGTGAAATTCCGTTAGGTGGATATATTTCTTCTGAATAGGGAATCCCTTGTATTTCGTCAGAAAATTGAACTAAGAAGCTTTTTTTACTTTTAAACCTAAATTCCATTTCCTTATACTGGAACAACCTTTCAACAGTAGATTTACTCATATCTACATATTTCGTAATGTCGTATGCAACGCCTATGTTACTCCAGTAAGGTGCTTTTTCAGTTACTATATTGTCACCTTCTTTATAAACTACTAGATTGAACATTTTAAATAAACCGCTTAAAAAGTCCATAACTTTCATCTCTGGCATTTGCTGAGCTATAATAAAAGTGTTGGAGGGGTTTTCATCAACAGCATTTTCGGGAACATAACTTGCCGAATCTACGGTGTTCCAGCTTTCAAATAAAGGGTCAAAGGCTCTTGTTTGTCTAGCAATTTGTAAGTTTTGAGTTATTCCAATTGTATTCTCCGACTCTATTTCAACAATAATATCTAAGTCTCCAGCCCCAAAATTATCCACGTTGTAATATTTATTTGTTATTGAAGAGCCTTCAAAATCTTCTGACCAAAGAAGCACCCCATCATAACCCCTTATAAGCCTTACTGTATATTCTTGAGTACTTACGGGTACTGTTATATTAAGGTAAAAATGTATTCTATAAAATGAAGATGGCGCTTGAACTTGTACTGTACGTATATCCGTTTGAGCGAATGGGAACGAAGGGTCTAGTACCCATCCTACTGGGTCATCGTCTTGGTGTCTGAATCTATTTCGTACTATTTGCACCGCCCCCCCTTCAACTGCGTTACTTATATAACCCTCATTTTTTTGCATCCACATAAACAACGGTTTAAAAGCGGTGCTGTTTAAGAATCCTGTTAAATTAATTTGAGGGTAGGTATTGTTAATAGCTTCTATTATTGCAGAGCATTTAATAGCTGGCTTTACATCCGTCCAGCGCAAATAATCCCCAGTCTCATAATCTTGATACAACCCCTCTTCGTTCAACCGCATATTTTTAGTGTGGTGAATGTTTGGCACTATAATGTCATTAGTTGCTGGGTCTGCTTGAAACTTAGAAGTTATATTTGTGTAATCATATGAGAAATTTAATGAGCTGGGATATATTAATCCAGATAGTTTAGTTTCTCCTAAAACCTCTTTTAATTCAACAGTATCGCCAAAGAAAACAATCTTGTAAGAATAAGCTGCATTATCTTTTAAGTCTACGCTTTTGAACTGTACCTTACCTTTTTTGTAATTAATTCCGTTTAATTTGATAATTGCATCGTGCCTAAAACGTGCATCAAAACTATTCAGTACATCTTGGTTTTCATAATGTCTAAATAACTTGTTGTTTGTTTTACTTGCTGGTAGATTAAACTGTTGACTAAAGGGTGTAAAAACTTTTGCGACATCTTTTACGTTTAAAATAGAGTCCGTTATTGAAACACTTTCGTCTTTAAATAAATCAGCTCTAAAGTAATCACTAGTTAATAAGTATTGAGGTAATCCAGACGAAAAAATATTATCATCTAAAGTGACTTGAGTATCACTATCAATAGCTGTTATAGTTGCGGTTAAGTTAGTTGTTAGGTTTGTCACAATATCACCAACTTCTGCAAATATCGTAAACTGTGCCGTTGAGTCAATTAGTTTATTAGTTGCTATACTAGAAACACTTCCGTTAATTCTTTTGTACCCTTTTATATAAAGCTCTATTATTTGCATCTAGCGAATGTTATTTATAGTGTCGTAAGCAAACTCAATTTCAACTGTGTAATTTATTAACTTGTCATTTAGTTGTGTTTTAAATGCTAAACTTGAACCACTAACGTTAATCGGTAGTGTTTTGTTATTTATTTCAATCCAGTTATCTTCACTTAACTGCATTTGTTTAAAAACATCGTTATAGCTTTCTGGATAGTATCCTGTGTTTAATGTTAGTTTCTCGTTTCCATTTTTAGTTAAAACTTTCTGTTGGTGTCTGCTCGTGTCGTAAGAACCATTTACAACAATATTTCTTTTAAAATCTTCTTTCTTAGTTGTAAGCGTTTCATTAGTTCGTTTAAAAAACCATATACTTTGTAAGACTCCAAACTTATTAATAAAGGTTAATTTATAAGGCTGGTATTTGCACTCCTGTATGTTTTCTACTTTAATAATGTCAACGCCATTAGTACCGTTAATGTAAATAGTATCTACTGGGAAAATTGTAAAGTCATCTAAAAACTCTTGTATGCATAAATTATTTTCAAAAGTTCCGTTAAAACTTAAAACTCTTTCTTCAAAAGTATCAACCCCATTAACTGAGTTACTAACATATTTTATTTGTTGTTTAGCAATAAAAGAAGGTGATATTAATTGAGTGTATAATTGTTCATTGTTAGCATAGAATGCGACGCTTGTTGTTATACTTGAATCAACCGCCAAAACAACTGGTGAATCATCTGGCTTTAATATAGTAGTGTTTGACTGTAATAAACTTTCTAAGTTCTGAGGGTTTGCACCTTGGTCAAAAAACCCATAGCCATTGAAGCCTTTCAGGGTTGTGAAAGTTGTGTAAGCTTGAGCAGTGCCACTAATAACACTTTGGCTCCTATAATCAACCCAGACAATCTCGCTATCATAAACCCCATTAAAAGAGCTAAGTATATAATCACTTACAAGCTCAGATATTTCAACCGTAACAGTATTTGCTATTGCTGTTGAAGACAACCTAAATAAATTTCCTGAAGTTCTATCCGTTATTTTCGTTCCAGTGTATATCCAGATATCAAAATTAACACTTGATAATTTAGACGATGTTATTGTAATATAGTAAGGACTTCTTGTATTTATCTTTGACATTTTATTTCTTGTTTAGTATAACTCCTATTTGTTTCTCTAATCCTACTGAATACGATTGTAGTAATTCGTCTGGTAATCTTTTAAATGCAGCTACAAAAGGCTTTGTGAAAAATAAGCTGGGCTTTATACCTTTTTGATATATACTCCTAGATATTAAAAACGCTGTGCTTTTATAACTTAAATACCTTCCACTTTTTCTGTCTCTAAATTGAATACCCTTGCGTTTAACCCATTGGTTAATTCCTTTTGTTAACCCTCCTTTTTTACCGCTACCAGTCCCAAACCTATAAGGGCTGTCTGGTGCTTTATTGCTTGACGTTTTACCTCTGACCCCTTTATCTACAAAGTCCCCGTAACTATCCATTTCAAAACCTAGTGTAGCACCTTTTGCATTTTCGTCTATCTTATAACCTAAACTATTATATAGGTCTTTAGAAGCGTTCTTACCACCCTTAGTTAAGTTGCTTCTTGACTGTTGTATAACATACTTAGCAAACTTGTTTAGCTCCTCTTGTACTTCTTTGTTTAACATATCGTAATGTCGTTAGCTACAAGCACATCAAACGAAGCTGTCCATCCAGCTACTTTATTTTTAAACCTATCATAAAAGGGTTCGCAATTTGCATTCCCGTCTAAAGCATATTGACTGCTATATAAATCACCTTTACGCAATACCATTACTAGTTTATTTAAAACGCCTAGTTGTGTGTTAAGTATATCTTGCTCATTATTATTTCCCCTAAATATATCTGTTGTTTTTTCTTTGCTTTCATCTACAACGTCCATAGATAACACTGAAATATTAAACCTTAAAACTTGTTTTTCTGCTGAGACGTTATTAATTATAATATGGCTTAATGGAAATATACTTTGCTTAGACAAATCAATGTCGTATATATCACCAGTTGTAACAGTGTTTACATTTACATCAGCTAGTAGTTGCGCTTCAATCGTTTCTGTTAATAGGTAAAAACCCCTTATTCCTGTTTGGCTCATTAGAATTTGTTTTTTATTTGTCTAGCTTCTATTTCGTTTTTTTCTTTTGTATATGTTAAATAAGTCAAACATTCGTGTACGTTTAATTTAGTGATATGTTCAAATTTTGTAATATCCCCTTTAGCGAGTCCATAGATTGAATTGTACCACCCCCATTTGGAAGTGAAGCCAGATGATGCGCTAAGGTCTCCTCGTTGTGTTTGTCCAAAGAGTTCATCATAGCTAATGACAAGTCCTTCCCTAAACTGTAAAAAAAAACCATAGCTCCGAAAACTGCGTCTAGTGGATAACCTTTAGCAAGTTCGCTGTCGTCTGGTGAATATTCTTTTAATGTGTATCTATTGACTTGCTTTAAATCAATAGGTCTGTATAAAACATTTATAGCTCTATGTAAGTTTTCTGGGTCTCCTATGAAAGTATCTAAGTCCACATACTCACCAAACGTCATATCTTCAAGACTTGGAATAAATCCGTATTCTTGTTTCCCTAGTTTAAATGTGTTTATTAATTGGTGCTTAGTTTCAAACATAGCATTTATAATATTGCATATTTCAACTATGTCAGTTGCTTTCATATTCCTAACAACTACGCTAGGCACTTTACAGAATATCTCAATCATTTTTAATTGGACATCTGAATCGCTCTTTAAATCTAAACTGTCAAACTCTTGATATTGTCCTAGAGTTATCTCATTTAGTGTAGTTGGTATGTTTAAATTTACTTCCATATTGTTGTAGTTATTAATATATAAACAATTTTATTTTATTTTAGTGACTAAGATACCGTATATTTACCTCTGTTTGGGTTTTGTAGTTGAAAGCCTACTGCATATCTAACCGCATCTATTAAATGATTCCAGTTGTCTACTGGCGTATTTGACTTCTTCTCTAGCCAACGATAGTTATTTAGTTCTTTAATTAAGTTGGTACTGTCTGGAGTCACTATAATGTCATAGTCTTGTAATAAACTTATTCCGTAAGTAATACTTCCCTGTCCTTTTATACTTGCTTTTACATTGCACCCCTTAGCTTTCATTTCGTGAATTAGTCTAGGCTCTGCACTATCCACAACTATTAAACCTCTTTTAGAGTGCTTTATGTTAAGCTCTGAAATCTGTGACGTCGTTAGTCTATGTAAATAGAAACACTCTTTTAAATAAATAACTTTATTACTTGTATCTATATTTGTTTCAACTAAGGTACTTGCATCTGCAGCAAACCCTATGTCTTGACCCCATACGCTTGTACCTATGTGTTTAAACTCCCCTATTGTCCAATTGTCAAATATAACCCCCTCAGCTTTGTTTAGCCAAGCCCCTAGTATTTGCTGTTTATACTTCTCTGGTCTCCTTAGCTTCATTTTCTCTATCTGGTCTAAGTAGCTTTGTGATAGATTGTCTTTGTTGTCTAAGTAAGTTGTGTGTATATAGGTTGTATTTTCTACTGTCTTATTCACCCCTTCGTTTACGCCTCTATCTTCAAAGAACCTACTATATATAAAATGTTCTTTAGTAGTTGGGTTTAATATTAGTATAACCCTGTTTTGTTTCCCTTGCTGCCTTACTGACAAATCAATAGTATCAAACTTTTGTTCGTCTGTTAGTTCTTCAGCCTCATCTACAACCCAAGTGGTAATACCAGTTAAAGATTTAAGGTTAGCTGTTTGGTCTCCGCTTGACGTCTTTATACCTCTAAATATTATCTTACTTCCTGAACGCTTGTTTTTAATTTCGTCTTTAGTTATATGAAAGTCACCTAGCAACCCAAGCATTTCCAGTTTCTCAATAAATTCTGGAATGATAGATATATAAGCACTTGATAAAGTGTACCTAGTAAATAGTATAGTATGCCCAGCTTCATAGGTTAATAAAACGAGTAAGGCGTTAACACTAAATGACTTACCAGAGCCACGCCCGCCACTCACAATATAATACCTACTATCTTTAGCTAGTATCTCTCTGTATTTTTTATGTACTTCAATCAAAGGTTAATCTACAAATTTAATTAAGTCCTTAAAGTTAATGTTTAAGCCCTCCGAAGAGTTAAGGTCAATACTTTCTTTAGGTTTCCCATAACGATAGCTTAAATACAGCTGTAAGGCTCTTATATCTCCTTTAGTTACTAACTCCCCTAGTTTACCTACAGCTTCGTCTTTGTCTATTAAAGAATCTAGTCTTTCAATTAATTTTATCTCGTCTGCTTTAGGCTTACGTCCTGCACCCTGTCTAGCTCCACCGTTATTTTTTCTTTTGTCCATATTGAAATAAGATTGTTTAATCAATCCTATTAATATATAAACGTTTTGTATTTATTTTAGAATAGTTTAAATCCTGCTTCTTTAATTCTTTGCTCTGCTATCTCGAAATAATTCCTATCCATTTCTATTCCTATAAAGTTTCTCTTTGTGTTTACACAAGCTACTCCAGTTGAGCCGCTACCCATAGTAAAATCTAAAACTGTTTCTTTTTCGTTAGTGTATGTTTTTATTAAGTACTCCATTAGAGCTACAGGCTTTTGTGTTGGGTGGCTTTTACCATTCCTTTTTGTATCCTTTTTAATATTCAAGATATTTGTTGGGTATTTATACCATTGCTCTTCTTTAGGTTTTCTGATTATCAAATTATCTTTATGTCCTTGTATATTGTTTCCCCAGCTTTTACTATCATTTTTTCTGTAAGATGCTTTAAATTCTGCTTTTGTTCTTTTTACCATAATAGGGTAGTAATTAACTTTATTTAAACCAAATACAAGTATATCTTCATTTGCTTTCATAGGCATATATTTAGCACTAAAAGCACCAGTTGGTTTTGTTTTAACCCATTGCCATTGATGTCTAAAGTTTTTTACATTACTCATAAGCAAAGCACTTGTAAAAGGTTGGCTTCCAAATAAAACAATAGCACCGTTTGGCTTAATAATTCTGTTAAGCTGCTCCCACATTAAATCAAAAGGTATTACACTATCCCACTTGCACGCTGTTGTTCCGTATGGTGGGTCTGTTATTATAGCGTCTATGCTTCCTGCTTCTATTCCTTTCATTACTTCTAAGCAATCGCCTAATCTTAAATCTATCATATTTTATTTGTATTGTTTTTCAATTAAATCCCTTAAATAACTTTCAAAAGTTCCGTTATGTAAGTTCATCCTCCAAAAGTCAACCGCTAATTGTTTCACTTCTTCTATAAATTTTTCTTTATCTTTCATCTTTATATAATTTCATTTTAAAACATTCTAATTTGTGCCTTGTGCTGGTCTATTCTTTTTATAGATGCATCGTAATACTCTTTGTCAAGTTCACAAGCTGTTAAATCAAATCCTAAATTATGACAAGCTATTGCTATTGATCCACTGCCTAAATGAGTATCTAATATTTTATCTCCTTCTTTTGCGTAGTTCATTAACAACCATTCATATAAAGCAATAGGTTTTTGCGTTGGGTGTATTTTTGTTGTATGGTTATGTTTATGTATTCCATAATCAAACATCTTTGCTGGTTTTTTTAACCCCATACTTACCCAAGCATATTCAGCAGTAGCAAAATTATCTACTGTTTGTTTTTTATTCCATATACAAAAATACTCGCTTGGTGGCATTACGAAATTATTTGCTCCCCATACTATTTGGTTTTTAGATACTCTAAATAATTCAATCCAATACTCTTGAATTGGTTTGGTATCCCATTCAATACCATTTTTATCTGTTCTCTTATCCATTTTGAAACGAGTATCGCCAAAACCCTTTTTAAATCTTTCAATCCCATAAGGCGGGTCTACAATAGCAAGGTCAAAGTGATTATCTTCATACCTTGACATTAACTCCATATTGTCCTCGTTTGTTATTAGCATAGTAAAGAGCTTTTAATTCTATTGTTTAGTATAGCTCCTTTTACTTCTTTTATAGTCTTTGGCTTTACTCTATGCTTTAATGAAGAGTTAAAGGGGTCTAAGCGTGTTTGTTTAAACTCAGATACTGTTTGTATGTCCCATCCGCTTAATATGTCTATAACGTCTTGTATTTCTTTTATTGTGTTTTTTGTTTCAGTTTTTTTTATTTCTTTCTTTATTTTGTTTTGTTCTGAATTAAAGAAAGGTTTTGAAAAAGTTAAATCCAACTCTTTTATTATTTCGTCGTGTTTCTTTTTATCCTCTGTGCTTATTACGTTTATGCTGTTAACGTGATGTAGTATATTGCAATGACTTTTTTTAATTGTTTCACCTACTTCTCTAAATGTGCTTCCAGACTCATAGGCAAGTTTACAAAATACTTTTTTAGCGTATGTGTAGTTTCTTTGTCTTGTGTCTAAGGTAATGTCTAAATTGAATTTATTATTTACCGCTTGTTTTATTATATCTAATTTCATTTTTTTTTGTTTTGTGTTAAAAATCTTCAGGAAATATTTTCTTAGCTATTATTAAAAAAATTTTTGTGACTACTATCCATAGTGCTACTGTTATTATTGTTTTCATATCTTATTGTCTATTGTTTCTATTAAGTGCCTCAGCTCGCTTCGTTCCCATTCTCCTAGCTTAACCCCATTAATTAAAAATTTGAAATAGTCTTTACGTTCTGTTGGTTTTAATTCTATATTTATATACATATTAATCTATTTTGTTAAATTCTGCTGTTTGTGTTTCTTTTATTTCGTCTTTGTTTTCAAAGTAGTTATCTACTAAGGCGTCAATCATTACCAGCTCGTCAATAGAAGCTGTTTTAATCTTGTGTATTAATCCATCTATTTTGTTTAGTACATTAGTACACATCTCTGGGTTATTGTTATATATGATGTTAAAGCCTTGCTGGTACTCAGCTTCTAATATCTTAGACGTTTTGTTTACTTGGTGCTTTACGTTTTGCCTGAATCCTTTGCTGCCTTGTAGCTCATCATTTGCTTCTAGTAGTAACTGGCTTATTAGTACGCTCTTTAAGTAGTTTAAGTGTCTGTTGTTTATTGGTTCACTTGTTTCATCTTGTACGCCTCTTATATCTTCTTGGCGTTCTAATTCTTTTTGTTCCATATCTTTATAATATTTTATTTGTTCTTCTCTCATTTGTTTTTTTCTATCCATTGTTCTTGTTGTTCTCTTAAGTATTCTATCTCACGTCTTAAGTAGTCTGCTGCTTTCTCTAAGTCTTTTAACT